TCTGTTACTATCAATTTGTTCTTGTCTTATGTCTATTCCTGTGTATTTAAAACCTAAATAATTAGCTACAATTCCACGAACAGAACCACCAGCAAAAGGGTCTAAAATAGTTCCGTTTTCAGGAGCAAACCACCTGTATAAAACCTCACACAAATAAGGTGAAAAAATAGACGTATTATTGCCTTTATCTATAAAATCTTTTATTTCTAACTCTTCTTCTTTAGATAAAATTTCACCTCTTCTTGTTTTATTCCATATATTTTTTTTAACATCATCTTTAATACCTACTGTTGTAGCTGATACATTTCTTGCATTTATTTTCCTACCAATTTCCGACTTTATACCTAATGCCTTCCATTTATTATTCCTTTTTTGCCAATTACTTGTTTTAGCATCTAAAACACTCAATGAGTTTTCTAAAAATTCATTAGTATTTGAGAATTTCAATTTAATTTCATTTCCAAATAAATCTTTTGCCATTTTATTTTTAGTTTGTTATTATTTTGCCTCGCACCTCGCCAATGCCCTTTTTTAAAAAACTACAGGTAACACCGTATAAAAAACATTAAAACGATTTCATACACAAACGTTGTAAGTAATTTAAAAAAGGGTCATCTGCTTTCTACTAAGGTCTATGCGTTTGCTTGCCTTTTGAAAATACTCTTTGTCAATTTCACAAGCCACCAAGTCAAAACCAAGTTCATCACAAGCAACGCCCAACGCACCCGAACCCAAATGGCTATCAAATATTTTCCAACCTTTTTCAGCGTATCGGTCTAATAGCCATTTGTACAATTTTACAGGTTTTTGCGTAGGGTGAATTGCACCGTCTTTCATTATCTCAGCTCGGTTTATAATTATACGCCTCAATGCTCTTTCAAATGAAGTGAAAGCCAATTCACCGTCACTCATTGTTAAGTCTTGTCCTTTATCCCAAAAGACCCAACCCATTGAAGGTGGCAAAAACTCTGTAAAATAGTTCGCCCCCCAAACAATTTGATGTTTAGATATTCTAAAAAGTTCCTGCCAGTATTCAGCATCGGGGCGGTTTTTATCCCAGTCCTTTTGCTTATGTTCTTTTCTCTTGTGCTTTGGGTTCTTTGTAAATGTTTCAGGTTGTCCGCCCCTATTTATTCCATAAGGTGGGTCAACTATTGCCAAATCAAATTGTTTGTCCGCACACCCTCGCATAAAAGGCAAGCAGTCAATGTTTAGTAGTTCTATGTTACTTCTGTGCATAATCTCTTTTTTAAACATACTTACAACAATGGCTATACGGCATTAAAACGACCGCATAGCCTTAGCCGTTATCCAAAATACTACGATTCGTGTATATCATAAGGTGTTCCATCTAATTCATCACACATCCAAGTATATTTTTCTGAATTACCACCTGATTTCACTACATCCATTAAACTTCTTTGGTCTGCTAATTTTATTGCTTCATCAAGTGTTTCAGCCTCTACTTCTGTGTAAACGCTTATTGTCACGCTTGCTGTTAATCTAAATTTTCTCATAATAATTCTTTTAATTCGTTTATTTCTGCTTTCAATTTGTCAATCTGTTTTCTTAAAGATTCTTCTTCTGTTTTTACTTCAATTATAATCTTTGACAATATTTCTTTATTCTTAATTTCAGACTCATAAATATCATAGAAAATACCGAATGATTCTTGTTTACTTGTAGCTTTAATAATTGAACATAAATTTATTCGTTTTCTCTTAAAACGTAGCATTACTGATACGCTGTAATAATTCATATTTATTTTTTTTTTAAAATGGTGCTTCTTCTTTTCCGTCGGCAAAATCGCCATATTCATCAAAACTTTTACTTGGCGTCATTGGTTTTGGTTCAAATGTTATTTCTTCTTGTACTTCGTGGTAATCTTCTGTCATATCAAAAGTAGGTACAGAATAGCCTCTAGCGTAATATCTCCCAGTTGGTATATGATAGTTAAAAGAACTTTCTTGACCTATCTCACCTTGAAAACTCATTTTTGTCTTTAGATTTGTTATAGATGTATAACCCTCCTGCCCATCACTTCCAAAATCTCTATAAACACAAAATCCATCATGTGTTTGGTTTCTAAAATCTGAACTTCCGGATACATCATACAAAGTTGGCTTTTCGTAATTACCTTGTTTGTCTTTTTGCATCTTAGTTGGGTGTGCTATCAAAAACATTATAACATTGTTGACTTGACAAAAGTGTGTTAGCTTAGTTAATACTTCGTCTATTGCGTCTTTTTTATTCATTCCTTTTGGTAAAAGAACTTTATTAAACGCATCAACTACAAAAATATCTACACCATAAGAATACATTTGTTCTTGGAATTTTTCTAACATCCAATCCCACGTCGCAACCTCTTTTCCCTCTGGTAGGGTGATGTAAAGTTTCTCATTTGCCCAATCTTTGTAACGCTTAATATCTGACTTCGTTATTCTTGGTATTCCATCCATATCTTTCCAAAATGGTTTTCCAACTGCCTTTTGTATAAAGTTAGCTTGATGTAATGCCATCGGACTATGCTCTGGACTAAAAAAACTTGCTTTCATGTCATAATCTTTGAGCAAATTTAAAACATACCATTCCGTAAAATTAGACTTACCGTGTGATGGAATACCAGTACCAGTAACTAGATGTCCTCTCATTAATTTAAAAACCTTATTTAAATCTTGAAATGTTTTGTCTTTTGGCTGAATAGTATCGGGTAAGCCGTTATCATACAGATTTAAAATGTCGTCATATAAGTCATCTACTGTAAAAGTGCCACTTACAGGAAATCTTTTTGTTTGCTTTACTGTATTTGCTAAATCTAAACTAATTAAATCGTCGTTTGCGTCCTTTCCTTTCCAATCTATAAACTCACATCTGTAACGTCCTAATCGCTGCGCTATCTTTTCACGCATGATTAAACCTTTTTCGTCTGTATCTACGCCTATGATAAATCTTTCAATATCTTTTAAATATGGTTCTGAATTATTCCAATAATCATCGTTATCATTTGCTCCGCTTGGTAGACTTATAACGTTAGTAATTCCAACCTCGTACAAAGCCAATACGTCAAACTCTCCCTCAACTATGTAACATTCATTCTCGCCAATTATAGAATTGATATTATAGAAAATCGGTTTACCATCTTTTGATTGAGTAAAATCTTTTGAAGCACTTCTGTATTTTTTGTTTACTAACTTTTTACCCTCAAAATAATTAAAAACAATATTATTTAATTGTCTTTGCTTCGCTGGTTGATAATGTTTTTCTTCTGTTATTCCAAAATGAATTAAAGTTTCTTGCCTTATTTTTCTAGTATCTGAAATAAACTTAACCAATTTATCAGAAAGGTTTGTATAGTTCTTCCAGTCTTGTTTTGGTAATACATATTCCTTTACGTTTCTTTCGTGATTGTTATCTCGGAAACTCAAACTTTCACATCTAAAGCATTTTGCAATTCCGTTTTTGTGGTCAACCGCTATTGGTTTGTCGTTTGTTCTTCTTTTAACCGAATCACAATTAGGACACCTTACTTTCTCTTTACCGCTATCTTTTTTGGCTTCTAGCTTCTCCCATTTTATAAAATTATTCATAATTAAAATGCTAAACCAGAGTGTCGAGGAGTGCTGTCTTTAGGTATTTCTCTTTTTGTACCTGGTTTATCTATGAATTTCTCCCAAAATAAACCAGTATAATTATTTTCTATTGACGAATTAATAACTTTCTCACAAATACTAACCGAATTATCGTTAAACTTTTTAACCAATAAATCTAAAGTTGACTCTACTTTAATTGGTTTTTTTAATTCAATCCTATAATCTATCCAACGGATAAAAATTTTCCTCTTATTTTCTTCTTTTATTTTATTTATTATACTATCCTTTACTATACTTTGTGGTTTTACGGGTGAGTCAGTTGGTTGTTTACTAGGTTTACGGTTACCTTTTAAGGGTTTACGTATACCTAAACTAACTAAAAGGGAGAGTAATCCATTTTTATCGATGCAATTATTTGACCTTTTTACATAAGCATCTTGTATGGAATCAATAAAATCTTGGCACCAAATTATTTTATTTTCAGTCCACAATTCCGAATCGAATTTTTCCAACATTACAAGGTCATTAATTATTGCTTCTAAAACTTCTTTTGACACCTTACATTTTGCACTTAAAAACATCATTGATGCAGGCTTAGAAAGGTTTAAATAATGATAATCCACCTTCGCTAATTCTCTAAGTAATTTAACGAATACTGCAAAACCGTCATTTCCATACGTTTCTTCTAGGTAGAACATTTTATTTCCATCCTCACAGTAAAAAGGGAAATAATCTACATTGTTTCTTTGAGGTCTAGCCATTAGTAACCCCCTTCGCTTCATTAATTACGGCACGTAATGTTTTATGCAATTTTATAGCTGTCTGTATATTTAAAGATATGGTTACTGGGTAAATTTCACCCTCCTCTTTTATTGAAATTGTAACTTCGTCTTTCAAATTTAAAAAACACTCTAACTCATTCTGTCTTTTAGTTTCTCCTTTCAAGGATTCTAAAAATACTAATCTTACATCTGTCATAATTTGATGGTTTTGAGTTTACCATAAACTTTTAAATAACAAAGACTTTACCGAGCTAGCCACATCCAAAGGCGTTACTCAATTAATCTTCTAAAAAAACCTTTTGCCTTA